ACGCATCCTTGAGGAGTTGTTGAATTATATCCCACAACGCCCACAGTTCATCTGAGTACTTGATTTGCCAATCCTCAATACTGAGATGAAGTTCATCATTCATATCTTCTTCATCACTGGGGATAACGTCATATCCCTCTGTAGCTTCGTATACATACTGACTCCAAACCATGGTGTCTACTTATCTTCCTTTTCGGGCTTCTCTTTTATCCCAGTTAACGAGAGTGAGGTTGATTCTTTTACTTTAAGGTTGTCCTGGATGGCATTAAGAGCACCCTCTAATTTGGCTTCATCCCCGCCAAAAAATTTAAGGAGACCCTCGCGGATAGCATCCTTATTCATACTACCCTTGCGGACAGACTTACGTAAGCTGATCTTTCCTTTCCTAAGGTTAATGGTATCAATACCCTGGTCAATCATATGCTTCTTCACAGCCTCCTTGAGGCGCTTTTCTTCTTGATTGAGAATCTTGATATCAGATTTTGCTTCAGATAGTTGTTTAGAGAGTTCCACTAACTTGGAAACACTCGCGGAAAGTTCATTAGGTACTGACATTATTTACATAAAGCTAAGATCTAATCTTTAAGCGAAATTAGCACAAATCGCGTTGCATTTCATCACGGGGGATGGTACTGTTATTCCAGACATAACCGTCCTTGGGGTTTGGTGGATCCGCCCGAATTTGTTGGTTCGCGTTACGGAGAGCGCCGCCAATGGTTTCTGGGAAACCAATTTGTTGACGTGGTTCGAGGAAGTTTTGTCCCTTAAGGATGTCTTCTGGGGCAAACTCACCAAAATCTTCCTGAGAAGCAACTTCCCGTGGGAGAAGGGAGGATGCCAAACCAACACCCTTTTCCATTCCACAACCATTCTTCACGGGAGCCGCAGCTGGACCAGCGGCTGGTGAGAGATCAAACGCCGCGTATTCGCGTTCTGAAACAGAGTATTGTGACTTTTTAGTCATAGTGAAGAGCAAAGCAACCAACACAACGAGAGCAGCCAACATCATGAGGTTTTGGGCACGTCCTTTCTTCATCATCTTTTATATATGTTAACAATTTTTTTATTCTTCAGAATCGTCTTCTGCAAAAGCATATCCGTCTGGGTATGTATCTAAGATTGGGTCTGGGTGAACTCTAAGTTGGACAATATTCCACAAAGAACCAAAAGATTTCTTGGCAAACCAGATACCAGCAAATTCGAGAATAACATCACAAGACTTACCAACTTGGACATCTTCATAATCGACTTCTTCCTGTTCAAAATTAAAAACTTTAGTGATTCCAATACGTTCTCCTGTAAGTTGACCATCTGCAATACTCGAAGTGTATGCACTCTTAATTACATTTTCAGAAAGTTGCTTACTAAACCAAGCTTCGCTATTTTCCTGAGCGGCTACGAGGTTCTGTTCATCGATCGATTGAATCTTAGCAAGGTTGGCTTCAGTGACGAGATCGAGAACAACATCACCGCCTGAAAATTCGGAAATCTTAACTTTATTCAATTGGACAAGACACTTTCTCTTAGAATCATTGAGAGCCTTTACAAAATAGAGACCATCATCACCTTTAGTTGGGGCGTTGTACAACATTATATACAAGTTGTGACTCAATTCTTTAAACCAACAAACGGTATTTGTGACGATCTCTTTATGATCGATCTTGGAACCCATTTATCGCGAACTGGGTTATAGCCGTAAAGCAGCTTCGTTGTGTTTATATTAGATGAAATACTCTTTCCTGTAGTTGGTCTGTAGTTATATTGGTTTCTAATGTAAGTTGGTGAAGTATTTTTTACCCACTCTTGTTTATTGAGATCAAAACGTTGATTTCCATGGGTTCTGACATATCCGGGAACACTTATGGTTGGTACTGAAGTCTTCACACCGTATACTAATTGTTTTGAAACGCGGTCTTCGTTTGGTTTGGTTGTATATTCCAAATATTTCATTGGATCTACGCGCGCAGCTTGGGACATATTTACGGAACCACTTCTCAATGTTCTAAACTGTGGCGTATTCGTTCTATCGTGAGTATGTTCATAAATAGTATTTATATCATCAGTTGGGCGAACATTTGCATTTTTTACAATCATCTTGGCAAGTTTGTACATACGCTGTCTATCTTTTTCCTTCTTTTCCGGTCGAAGACCTAATTTCTGCATAAGATACACGTCATCGAGTAGAAACCTCTTTCCCGCGACATACAATCTCTTATCATGAACAATTGATCCCGTGTCTTTGTTCTTGTATGTAACACCCAATTTCTTCGCGTCAATGACTTCGTATCCAAATTCTTTGGGTCTCATAAATGGAATATCGAGAATGCCACCAAGAACTTCTTGTGTAATACGACCTTTTCCAATTGAAAAGTATCGTATATTAAGATCAAGAGCAAACAATTCAACGTCAATGAAAACGTCTCTCTTTGAAGGTTCGGCACCCCGTGTTTGTGTTTTCTTTTTTTTAATAAGAATGTATCGCCTTGTTACATATGGACCAGATTCAGCGAAATTCAAACCGATGAAGCGTGCAATTTTTGTGTTTTTAGAAATACGAGATTTTACTTTTTCTCCTATACGCTTAGAAATCTCACCAAGCTTGTTCCATAATAATAATTTGGTAGCCTGAAGTTTACCGAAATATTTATCATCGTAAGTAAATCTTGGAACGAACTTTGTATCAATATCACTTGTGATGAGACGATCTTTTCTATCAAGATACATATTGAATGCTTCACCCCCAGATACAATAAGATCGCCCATTGGCTTGAGAAATTCTGAAATTTCGGCAGCGGTTTTAAGAATCACGTCTCTCACACTATCTGTTACAATCGCATAGACGATTGTTTCAAATGTCTTATCTTTGTGAAGTCTGTGAACTCGTTTTCTAAAAGCAACTAAGTTATTAGTCTGATAATATCGTTCTAAAACCGTATCATTAAAGAACAAATTTTTCTTCAAAAACCGATTGATGACAGCTTCTGAATAAATCTCAGTATCCATTATTATATTGCTACATAATAAATGGTCTGTAGTATCATTGATGAATGTAGATGCTACGCGTATTCAAATGTAAGTGACCCAAAGAAAGAGCAGTTTTGTGGGGTAAGAAGAGGTCCAAATGTTATCCCATGTCCAGAAGAAACTTGTTGTGATGGCGGATGTCCTGGAAAATACCCAAAAGAACCATTTAGAATTATAGAAAGACTTCCAAGGGGTGTTGAATTTTCAAGTTATAACTGGAAAGACTATACACTACTAGTTTTGGTTACGATTACTATATTGTTTCTTATTTTCATGACTTAAAGATTATGACACAAGAGAAGGTATAAGATAGACATGTCTCTTGAAACCATCCAATCTGAAATTGCTGCTCTCCGCGCCGATGTTAAGGCTCTCACCAAGCTTATCCGCAAGGTTAAGAGCACCCAAGAGGACCCAGATGGCGAAAAGGCTAAGGCGCGTGCTGCTAACAATGGTTTCAACCGTAAGCAAGAAGTGACACCTAAGTTGCGTGAGTTCTTGGGACTTGGTGAAGGAGAATTGATCTCTCGCTCCGAAGTTACTAAGTTTGTCAATAAGTACATCACCGATAACGGTCTTAAGCATCCAGACAACGGTCGCCAACTTATCTTGGACGAAAAGCTCAAGGATTTGTTGCAACCACCAGCTGACGTTGTTGTGACCTACTTGAACCTCCAAAAGTACTTGTCCCCACACTACGTGAAGAAGGCTTAAAAAAATAACACCTCTTAACAATATGAACTTCAATCAACAAGATATTGAAAAGCTTGTTGGTACAAAGATTAAGAATCTTTCTTTGTACCACAGAGCATTCACTCACAAATCCGCCCTCAAAGAATATGAACAATTCAATGAATCATTTGAGACCCTTGAGTTTATGGGTGATTCTGTATTGGGATTTATTATTACCAAGTTCCTCTTTGATAGATACGAAGAGAGACAAGAAGGATTTCTCACCAAAGCTCGTACAAAACTCGTTCGTTCCGAAACTTTAGCCGCGATTGCTCTCAAATTGGGTCTCAACAACATGGTTCTCATGGACGAGAAAGGCACGAGGAACAATTGGAATAATAATCCAAAGATTTTGGAAGATGTCTTTGAAGCTCTCGTTGGCGCCATCTACATGGATCTTGGCTTACTCCATGCGAAAGAGTTTGTACTCAGGATTTACAACGATCCCAAGTATATTGATTTGAATGCTATCATGATTGATGACAACTTCAAGGATCACCTCATGAAGTACTGTCAAATTATGAATGTACCTTTGCCAGAATACAGAGTTGTGGGTCATCACGAAGGTATTTTCTACATTGATGCGTATATTAATGGTCAATTTGGTGGTCGGGGACAAGCCAAGAGTAAAAAGCAAGCCGAACAATTAGCTGCCAGAGCCTTCTTTGAACAACTTAAAAACTACCAACGATAATACATTAATATGCATCCCAATGTCAAAGCCTTGATTGAGCGGGAATATGCAGCGCAGAAGAGTGAAGAGTGGCTTGCTCTTCGTGGACAGTTATTAACCGCAAGTGATGCAGCAACCGCCATCGGTGTGAATAAGTACGAGACTCCCGACGACCTTCTTCGAAAGAAGTGTGGTGTGGGGCCTCGTTTTATGGGCAATGAAGCCACAAGACATGGTGAAAAATACGAAGATGAGGCTCGTATTCTCTATGAAGAGAGACACGGTGAAGTCGTCCATGAATTGGGTCTCGTCCCGCACCCGATTCATACATGGCTCGGTGGAAGCCCTGATGGTGTCACTGAAAGTGGGAAACTTGTAGAAATTAAGTGTCCAATGTCTCGTAAAATTGAAGCATCTGTTCCCGAGCATTATATGCCTCAATTGCAGTTATGTATGCAGATTTTAGACTTAGAAGAAGCGGATTTCATTCAATATAAACCAGCTGAGA